TGAAATAACTGCCAATGAGATCAAGTTGATGATCAGCCAATTGATTTTACTTTTCATCTTCAATTACCCTTTCTAGCCTAAACTGACCAGCTTCTCTTCCTCGTTCATTTAAGTGTATATAATACTTGAGGAGTGAGACATCTTTTCCTGTGATTTTGCTCAATTCTTTTAGTGGAGCTGTACAGATGTACTCCCCTTGATCAAAGAATCTATAATCTGTCAATTCTTCTGGATCTCCCATCAATGCCTTTTCATCAATATTGAAGAACTTACACAATTCATGAACATGAGCTGGTTTTATATTTTTGTTTGTGATCCACTGCTGAATTGTGTTCTGATTTCTATTCAATTTTCTTGAGAGTTCTTTGCGTGTCAATCCTTTACCAAGGATCAACAATTGCAATTGTTGACGAAAGTGATCCATCTGATTTCTCGTGTAATCTCTCATGCTGTCACTCCTGTTCATGGCTATTTTTCAAATCTTCAATAAGCCATTCAAGATATTTCTTAGCTTTATCTAAATCTTCAAGCCCGTTTTTCTTCTGGAATCGACAAAGAAATTTGATAGCATTTCCCCAATAAAATCCCTGAACCCCTTTCAGGTTTCCTGCAAAGTTCCGGATGACATCAATGGATTCCAGACCATATTCACCACAGTAGTGATTTGGCTTATTCACTGAATCATTCATCTCTTCTAAAATCTGTTCAAATGACCGTTCTTTCATTTCAACCGTTCCTCCTTGATCCAAATTCCGTCAACCAATTTTCCTTTGCGGTCCTTGATTTCTTCATAGGCTTTATTTAAGCATTCCACAAAATCATAGTTCAACATTTGAGAGATTCGCATCAACTCATGTACTACGCTTTTAAGTTGATAGCCTTGACGGTTGAAATATGATGCTAGTGCTTGGTCCATCATCAATACAAAGTAATCTTCTGTTTTTGCAGCTTCTGAGAAAATGAATTTCTCTTGTTCTGGGAAGATTTCTTTTGTGTTGATGTCAAGTTGAAGAGTCAATCCAATCAATACAACAGTGATGTCCCCAATACTATCTTTGGTCACTTCTTCATCCTTCTCAGCAATTCCTCTCGATAGCTCCCCAATTTCTTCATAGAGCTTCAGGAATTGCTTATTGGGTTCCTGAGTGTGTAAGTTGCGATCATAGAACCATTTCTGAACTTTTGAAATTAAATCCTTTAGTTTGTTGTTTTCCATTCGTTAATACCTCCGACTTTCCATAGTTTCAGGAAATTTGAAAATGTGCTTGCTTGCTCCCTTGAATATTCGGTCAGCAAGTGCTTGATTGTAGATTGTTTTGATGTCATTACTCGACAAGTTAGTGTTGAAGAATGTTGTTTGCCTGTTATCCAATATTTTGAATAGCACCCTTTGTCTCCAGTCATTTGCCTCTTTAAGATTGGCGCTCATGCTACTTTCTTTACCCAAATCATCCAAGAAAAGAAAGTCAACTTTGCTGAGTAGGTCCACAGCGTAGTTTTCTGTGAAGTCTCCTCGACCATTGAAGCTTTCTTCAATCTTATTGAAGAGAGCTGATGTTGAGATGAAGATCACACTTTTTGGATTCTCGCATTCTTTTGATTTCTCGTTCAATGCTTTTGCTAATCCAATAGAAAGATGGCTTTTACCAATGCCAGGCGGTCCACTTAGGATCACATTCCCTTTTTCAAACTTCAGATAATCTCTCAGCATCCGTTTCATGAAGTTGAGAGCTTGCTCATTAGTTGAATTGTCTGCTGTATAATTCTCTAATGTTTTATCACTCAACTCTTGAGAATAGATGCTCTCTCTTTCAAATACTTTATAAGTGTTAGATAAGAGGGCTTTTATTTTCGCTTCCTGCCTCAAGAGAGATTCCATTTTCAGGATTTCTTCTTTTTCGCATTCAGGGCAGATCTCAATGATCTGTTCTGATCCACTGATCTTCACCTTTGCATGTTTGATTTGACAGCCATGTTTTTCACAAGATGTAATTTCTTCATTCATTAGAATCCCAACCTTTCATCTTGCTTCTGAACATTTGGCTGTTTAGGCATTTGCTGATTCAGATAATTATCAAACTTATTTCCAAACAATGTTTGTGGTTGAAGGTATTGTTGGAAATCTGTCCCTGTCCATTTTGCAGTCATTACATCTACAACATACTTGAAGTCATCAAGCTTGTATCCTTCTTTTAGTCTAGCTTTGATGTACTTCTGATGACTAGGTGTATCTGGTTTGTACTTCTTACCAGCAACTTGATTCAAGTATTGAATTACTTCTGAACAAATTGACATAATATTGTTCTTATCAGTATTGATATTATCAGTCTTGATTCCCTGAACATTTTTAAGTTCTTGAACTAAAGAATTTTCAGTTCCGGACTTAATTTTTTTTAGGTCCTCATTCAAACTTTCAATAGAACCATTTACAACACTGATGTAAATTCTGTTAGGCATATTTACACCTTGACGGACCTCTTTCAATAATTGAGCATCTTTTAGCTCTTTTTTTGTTTTGATGATTGTAGGTTCACTACAATTCAGGTCTATCATTAGTTGTTCATTAGTGTAGTATTGAAAAACGTTTCCTTCTTTATCGTGCCATTTGTTAACCAATGAAAGTTCTAATCTATCGAATAATAGCATGTACATCAATTTTGCATTGTTACTTAATTTCTTGTACTTGGAATCATAGATGAGTGGTTTTGGAACTTTGAAAAATGCTAAATATCCAGACACATCTGATTTCTTTATCATTCTTAGGCCTCCTTGTTTGCAAATTTTGCGTATTCTTTGAGGAAGTATAGCTGGACAGTCCCAAGGCTTCCATGCCTGTTCTTCTCAATGATGAGTTCTGTCACGTTGTCTGGCTCTTCTTGTTCATCTCGTTTGTAGTAAGCTTCCCTGTAAAGGAAAGCTACTATGTCAGCATCCTGCTCAATTGATCCAGATTCCCTCAAGTCTGACAGTATAGGTCTCTTATCATTCCGTTGATCAACTCCACGAGATAACTGACTGAGAGCGATGACAGGGACTTTCAATTCTTTGGCTATGATCTTCAATTGTCTTGAAATTTCAGAGACTTCCTGTTGTCTGTTCTCTCTTCCTCTTCCTTCAATTAGTTGAAGATAGTCAATCACAATCAAGCCTAAATCGCCATTTTCTTGAGCCAGTCTTTTGGCCTTTGATCTAATTTCTGAAATTCTGATTCCTGCTGTATCATCAATGAAGATCTTCCCTCTTGCTAGTCGTTCCTGTGCTGAAATCATTCTGCGCCATTCGCTCTCAGAGAGATTCCCTGTTCTGACATGATACGATGGAATCAAGCCTTCTGCTGAGAGCATACGCTCCACCAAACTTTCTGCTCCCATTTCTAGTGAAAAGATTGCTACTGGTTTATCTGAATTCTTAGCCACGTTCTGGGCTATATTCAGAGCAAATGCTGTTTTACCCATTGCAGGCCTTGCAGCGATAATGATCAAATTATCTTCATGAAGGCCTGTTGTGATTTGGTCAAAATCAGTGAATCCTGTTGAGGTTCCTGTCACATCACCAACCTTCTGAGAGCGTTCATCTAGAATTGATTGAGTTGAATCAATCACATCAATGATGGGCCTGAATCCTTTTTTCTGCTCGCTTGAAATTGTTGACAAATTCTGCTCAGTTTGAGAAAGGATCTCATTCAAATCTTTTTGACCATCGTAAACATTTGAAATACTCTGGCTTAGATCTTCGATGACTTTTCTTGCTCTGGATTTCTCAGCGACAACTTTTGAATAATGTTCAATGTGGGCGCTTGTAGGCACTGCATTGATCAGACTTGCAAGAAATGCCATTCCTCCGACCTGCTCGAACTGCCCAATAGAGTCTAGGGCTGATTTGACAGATACGGGATCAATTGGATCTCCTTTATCTGATAGATCCTGCATAATGTTGAAAAGCATCCCATGAGATAGTTTGAAGAAACTATCTTTTGTCAGATATTCGGAAGCAATGTGAATCTTATCAGGATCAAGGAAGATAGAACCTAACACTGCTTGTTCAGCTAAAAGATCATGAGGCAGTACATTCATATTTTCTGCCATTTAGTTGCTCCTATCTA